GACAATCCACAGCATATGTTCCATCAGCGCATTTTTTACATTTCTTGGTGAAAAGGTTAAGATAAGATTCGTTTCGAAACCATTTAGCCACGGTTTGCGCAAATTCGCCACATATACCATCCTGTCCCTGGCATTGTGAATCAATGTAAGCATATAATTCACAATACTCTTTTTTCATAAAATCTTTACCAAAAGTTTTGACACCACTAAATTTACAGTGGTCTTTAATACTATTCATCATGTTCACCCAGTTATCGTGATGTCCGTATGTAGTTCTAAACATATCATTGGTAATTGTATCAAGAATATTATCGGTACGAAAACCCAGGGCTATCGCGGCCTTTAAAAGAAAGGCGCCGGCATTAGAATCTATCATTACCAAGGCTTCGTCGCCAACCTGAGATTTTTCAACATCAGGAAACTTAGGTGATTCTTTGATTGTAGAACCTTTAACTAACAAGACACTATGCGGTATACTTTTATTCATATACATAACATCTGTTGTAACCAGAACGTAATGCCCTGCACCTAATAATTTACAAATCCGTTCATTCATTTCGGCTTTGTAACTCCCTTTTGATCCAGTACCTACACCCCCAACATCTGTATGTCCAAGGTATCCATGCAATCGATCCGATCTTCTCCTTTTATTTTGCTTCATTTTAAACTTTTTTTTTCCCATACGCATCTTATATTTCATTTTTCGAGACTTCCTTTTACTCTTCCTACATCTTTTAGTTCTAGCATCGTACACCAACCCCTGCTTTTTACATTCTGCACGCCGTTCCGCAACGGTCTTTCGTGTTTTTTGAGCTTTGCGTGACTTCTTTTTAGCTTGGGGTCTTTTATTTGAGCTTCCGCATATCCAACCACGCTTGTCACGGACAGTGTAACGTCCAAGGCGGCCCGGATTTGAACCATCTCCATGCACAATGAGATTTTTGATCGGAACAAGATGAATTCTTTTAATTTCCAAGTTTTGTAATAGTTTATCGCGACCGTTAATTTGGTCGTGCCAGCCCATGCCTAATTTACCGCCATCCGTTCGATAGTTTCTTCTAAAATCACCACTTCCCGAATACCAACTCTTGTCGCCACGTCTTTTTAATGTTTTAGCATTTTTAATAGTCGTTTCGAGAATCACGGCGTCGTCTTTACCAGAGGAACCCCACAATACAGTTGAACACGCGTACATCTTAGCTTCATTCGGATTAAATGTTAAATAAAATCCATTGCCAAGATAACCCCCACCTTTTCGCCAGTCAATTGTATTTCTTAAAGATTTCATAAATTGTTCTCTAGAACCATGAAACATCATAACTTCATCAGGATCACCCTTAACTGTAAAATTCGACATTTCTAATAAATTCTCGGGAGTCTTTTTATCCGTCGATTTCATACTCCAGTGTCCCTTTTTTATAGAAGTATCTCTACGGTTTTTCGTGAAATTTTTATTAGTTGTCCTATTGCGCTCAATCTGAGTGTAACCCAGACTGTTCCATTGATCAATATCGCCGTCATTTTTACCCAAAAGCATATCGGTAAAGTTATCGGGTGTATCGTGACGTACTATTTCCGCTTGCTTTAACTTCTTAGTCAGAGCCTCCTTCAAAGCTTCTTCCTGCGCGTGAATAATTTCAAGCAAAGTGTGCACCACGGCGGCTGTGAGATCTTTAATTTGCTCTGGTGATTTTTGAAAAGTTTGCTGCAAGTAAAACATAATATCATACGGTATTCCGACGTATTCAAGTATATCGAAATTTCCGTTTTTGGGGAGTATATCTCTGAAATTTTCAAGATCTGGGTTACTGTGAACTCGCTGAGCAATCTCGTTATAAATTTGTTTGCGCTGAGCTTCTAAAGCCGGTCCTGATAAATTACTACCCTGCATTTTTTGGGATTTATCTAGATCTGTCAAAATCTTTTGACGACTTTTCCTAGACCTTTTCGCTTCCGGGGATCTATGTGATTTAACTGGTTTTCTAGATTTCTTGACACGTTGTTTTCTAGACTTCTTAGCTGGTTTACGAGATTTCTTTTTAGCTGGCTTCTTAGCTGGCTTCTTAGCTGGCTTCTTAGCTGGTTTACGAGATTTCTTTTTAGCTGGTTTTCTCGACTTCTTTTTAGCTGGCTTCTTAGCTGGTTTACGAGACTTCTTAGCCACTCCTGCGACGTGATTGTTTATCGCTTTTATGAGATCAGCTTTTTTCATTTTTGAGCGCCCTTTAATTTTAGACGCTCGTGCAATAAGTCGTAGCTGCGCGACTGTTATATTGTTTAACTGCGATGGTTGCATTTTATTATATGAAAAAAATCCCGTATAATAAAAATGAAATCAGGATTAATTGTTCTATATACGGGAGCAGCGATTGCTGCGATAGCGACACTAATGTGTCTTGTGGGTTGGCCTAAACTAACAAAAACCTGGCTAGGAATAATATGGGGTGTGGCTATGATTTTACTTATCGTAGGAGCGTTTTTAGAAAAGAGCCAGGAAAATTATTGCTGCAATAACAGCTACGCGCAAATATTTAATACACCTATGAACGTAGTCAGGGACCCAGATGAACCAGAACCAGAAAGAGAATACAAGGAACGCTTGGTAGAACAGGATTACACACGAAATCAATATGCTAGAATACCGGCTAGAAGAAATGCAATTTCCCAACAATACCGCCAGTATTATTAAAAATGAAAAAAACCATTTAAGATTTGAAGAAAAAGTAATTTAAATGAGTGATTTTGCAATGTTAGATGCGGCTCTATCCGCTAGTAAAAACAATACAGTTAAAAAGACTTCTACATGCCTTCACACAAACAAAACAAAAGACAAAACTAACTGGATTTGTTTGGATTGTGGTGTAGAAGTTCCACCAGAGATGAATAAAGCTTTTGATAAATACAACGCTAATCGTAATAAATTAGATCCTAATCGTTGTCAGATTAGAAAACCAGATGAAAAAAGTATATACAAAGACGTTGAAAAAATGAACTTCAGCGAAGCAATTATGAACGCCGCTAATAAAATTTTTCAAGAAACCACAAAAGGTAAAATTTTTAGGGGTAATTCTCGTAAGGCTATTATATTTGCTTGTGTATTTCACGCGTATAAAGTTCATGGAAATCCACAAAGCTGTGATAGTTTGATTAAACTTTTTTCCTTGGATCGAAAAGTTGGATTGAAGGGTTTGAAACACGTTGGATTAAATGCACCTAAAGACTCGGTAATGCGTACTAGTCATATTACACCTCAAGACCTGGTTCGAGAGATTATGAAAAAATTTGAAGCTAGCCCTGAACAAATATCAGAAGTTGTTGGATTGTATTCTAAAATTCATAATCGTTCATCTATTCTTAATCGATCTAGACCTCAATCGGTAGCAGCCGGTCTGACTTACTATTATATTCTTCTGAAACAAAAAAATATTAGTATGAAAGACTTCACAAAAAAGGTAAATCTATCAGACCTAACTGTTATAAAAATAACAAAAGAGATTTGCCGTGTTCTTAAAACCCCTGGTCTTATCTAAATTTCATTACTTTTGAAATGAAATTTACTTGCAATTTAATAATTCATGTTAAAAGCCATATATTGTGGATGCCTTTCTCGGAGTTTAATTTTTGGATGTCTTCTCAACCCCGCTTTGTTAAAATCCCCATAAAGTGTACCGTTCCAAATATCTAGCTTATTATTACACTGTTCTATCTCAATGGTATTTTTGAGTTGATTGATTATGGATTGAATAACAATGTCTGTAATACGATTAAAGGAATTTCTAGGTAAATTGAAAGTATCCTGTGTGTAAATCCCAGCATTGTCAGCACCAGCTTCTGCATTCCAGACACTGGTAATCATTCCTCTAATTTGTTCGTCGGGAGCAACAATTGCCCTATTCATAAGAGGCCATAAATGATCTGAAACCTTTTTGGATATATAGTTTACTGTTTTTTGATGAAAGAGATAGTTATATAAATTACCACCCGCTCCTTGAGTACAATCGCAATTTAAATTATCCATCCAACCGACATATCTTTGCGTGTTATAATCATGCGGTAAATTTGCTACACTAGTTGCGTATTCTGTCATTTTTATTTACCTAAAAAATTTTCTAAATTTAAAACAGCAAAAACTTACTTAAATCAAGAAATGAGTTGTCTATTTGATTCTATGTTTTCGTTGCTCAAACAGCACGGAATTTACTTTAAATCTAGTCATATTTTGCGTCTCAAAATAACAAAATTTATGAATGACAATCCTAAATATTCACTGGAATCCGGTACAATCGAAGATTGGATTAAAATGGTTTCAGGAGACATGGGGACAAATTATCAAACATATATTAATAGCATGCAACTGGCAAGCACGTGGGGTGGTGCAATGGAAATGGCTGTTATGTCAAAAATTTTTAGCATCATAATACATGTAACAGGTAGAGGAAAAACAGAACCTTTAGCCATTTTTGATTGTACAGGTGGTAATGCCGATATGATTTTTGTATTGCACTGGACAGGAAGTCATTACACCCCAGTTCGACTAGATGAATGTTCAAAACTGAATTAAAAATCGTTATCTAGATTTGGATGAGATGTTGCCAGTACGTTGTTTTACATGTAATAAAGTATTAGCGAATAAGGGTCAGACTTATGAAAAGTTGAAGCGTGATGAAAAACCAATGGATGAAATTTGGCAAACGTTGGGTTTGACCCGTATGTGTTGCCGTATGATAATGATTAGTCATGTTGATCTTACAGACAAGATGTTGGATTATACAGAATATAACCCGTGTAAGTATATAGAGATTAGAACTCAGCCACCTGAGGAAGAAGATCTCGTCACAAAAATGGGTGCCATGAAAGTGGATTCATCTGCAGCAGCTACACAATCTATAAGCATTCCGATGAAGGGAGTTCGTGTGTATAGAGCTGTCTAATCTTCAAATAATATACAGAATATTATTTGACAATTTAATTTAGTAACCTCTTTTCTTAGGTTTCTTTGCTTTTTTAGCTTTCTTAGCTTTCT